TCGGTGACCGTCACCGGAGATTCGGCGACGATCTCCGCGAAGGCGGCGGCGAGTTCAGTGGCGTCTGACATAAAAATAAAACGGGTGCCGGCAGGAAATGCACCGACCCACCAGCACCCGCATGACCAATGGAGCGGTTAATCTTTTTTGGATCGCCCGCGCTTTTGCTTCGGCGCAACTTCGGCTTCAGGCTCGGCTGCAGGCTCGGCTTCAGGCTCGGCTTCAGGCTCGGGCTGAGCGATCGCTTTACCCATCGACAAAAGTTGATTGGCGGTATCCGGATCCACGTCGGCCGTGTCGCCGGCTTCCACGTGGGTGCCTTTCACAAAAGTACTGCGAGTGATTTTGATTCTCATGATTCAAAAAGCGGCGGGTGGTTTTTACGCCACCCGCCTTTTGATTGATCAGCTCACCCGCTTGCATCCGACCAGCGCGCAGGCGCAGTCGAAGGTGGGCGAGGTGCCAGTCACGGTTTTCACGGCGCGGACGTAGCGTTCTGCGCCATCCACATCGAGGCTGTAAGCCTGATCGGAATCAGCCGCATCAGTCACCTGGGTAAAGGTGGCCCCGCTGATATCCGTCCACGTGGAGTTGTCCGGCGAGTCCTGCAACTTCACGTCGAGCGTGGGCGAGGTGCCACCGCCAGCCGAGCTGAGCAGCAGGACCTTGGCCCGGCCCACGTAGTCCTGAATATCAACGCCAGTGCCGTTGCCGCTTGCCGTAACGCGCACACCGGGCAGCAGCTCGGCATGTGAGGTTTTGTCTCCGATATTATTGTCCATGATTCGGTATTCCTTTCGGTTCAGGGTGATCAGGCGGCGGCGGTATCGCTCGACACGCAGAAGCTCTGCGGGCGGCGGACGATGTGGTCCTGATCCTGCATCATGATGATGCGGGCGACGTTCTGTTCCGCCTTGGTAACGAGGTCAATCGTCACGTCCAGGCCGGCCCATTCGAGGATCACAGAGTCGGCCCAGTTGCCGAAGATTGCCTTGTTGCCGGGAACCTGCTTGGTGCAGGCAGCCCGGTAGCCGTTCACTTCGCCGTCCTGATTGGCATCGCCGCGCATCGTGGTCCACACGAAGTCGGAGCCGGCGGAGCTGGCCACCAGCTTCTGCTTGAGCTTGCCCTTCGCGGTCGGGGTGGTGACATAAGCCATTGCACCCATCAGCGCGTTGTCGTCGTCGATCGCGGTTTCCATGTCCACCATCTTGCCGAAGGTGGCCGCGCCCCCGAAGGTCACGGAGTTCACGCCGGTGGTGTTCATGATGCCCAATGGCTCATCGCCCGATCCGGATCCGTTCAGGCAGAAAAGATCCTGCTTGATGGCGAGTTGCTTGGTCATGTCATCCTCGAAAAATCCAGCGGTAGCGAGTGCGCTCTGCGCAATCAGCCGCTTTGAATACTCCGTGTAGACACTCACCGAGTGCGGATTCGCATTGACCTGCTCGTAGGTGATGCTCGATTTGGTGGCAGCCTCAGTCTCGCCACGGGCGTTCGCCGTGCTGGCGGTCAACTGGCGCGGGATCGAGACGTTGCCAGTGAGCCCGCTCAACACGGTGGCACCCAAGCGGCGGACAACCGTGCGGTTGCGAAGCAGCTCTATGAAGTTGCCGACCAACAGATTGGTGGAAACGAGATTGCCGCCCACGTTCGCCGTGCCGGCGACCTGGGTTCGGGTGTTGAATGCGCCACGGTTCAGGAAATCCTGCGGGATGTAAAATCCCTGCGCACTGCGGCCTACTACCTTGGCCATCTGATCACTGACTTCGCGTTCGAAGCCTTCGACCTTGCCACCACTGGCGAGCGATTGGATGGCGCGAGCAATGTTGTATTGCTTCACCTCATTATCGCTCATGCCGATCTCGGTGGATTCGAGGCGTTGGCTGTTGGTTTCCTTCAGTCGCTCAAAGGCGATCTTCTGGAACGCGGCGGCGGATTGCTCCGGATTGGCGATCGCGGTGCGGGCTTCGGTGGACAGATCCACCTGTTCCCGGACACCATCCGCGATGGCGAGGATTTCCGACACGCGGCCGGCTTCAGCCTGTCCCGCCTCACGGCGGATTTGCGCCTCGTCAACGGGCGGGGCCTGGCGATTGTCAATGACTTCGATTACCGGCGCAGGCGCACCACTTGCAGATGGGGCGGCAAGGCCATTCGGATTGTCTTCTGGCATATTGCTTGATTGATTGAATTTGCTTTTTGTCGGGCCAAATCAATGGCGTTTTGGTTTTGCAGCGAGCGTCCAAAACCCACGGATGCGTCCGCAGGAATTGCCACCGTGCTGCCTTCGTATGGCTCCCAATCAACAACGCGGACAAGTTCCACCCCGCCCTTTTGCTTCGTTGCTTTCACCTCGTGGATCCGATACCCGACGCTGACCAGAACGCGGATTTCATCCTCGATGTCTTGGAAAATCTCTTCCCCTCGGGGCGAGCGACTGAACTTCACTGTTACTCTCAGTCTTTTTGCTTTGACCTCTGATTGGACGATTCGGCCGACCTGATCATTGGTGTCGTGGTTGACCAACCACGCGGCACCGCCTTGGAATCGATCGAGCCGGATAGAGCTTGGACTGTGGTCCAATACTTCGATCCCGAAATAGCGTTCAACCTGCGTCTCGCTGGAGAGGCTGAATTCCGCCGTGCGGGACTCGCGATCAATTACACCGCGCGACACCAGGGCGAACTCACGACGCAACGGCTCATCGCTACCACGGATCGCATTTATGATTTCCGCGTCTCGCGTCATCACAATTATCCGGAAATTGACAGGCTGCACATAACCGCTCCGTTGATTCCGGGAATCACTTGGGCTTGCCGCCTTTCGCCGGTCGGGCGTCATCATCCGCATCGGGATCAGGTGGCGGCGCGTCCGATATTTTCACGGGCGGCAGCCCGTGCTTCTCGTCCATGGCGACATCGGCGGCGATCTCGGCGGCCACTTCGGTGGCGTCCACGCCCTGCTTGGCAGCTTCGCGGCGGCGGCTGGTGAGCCGGAGCTGCATCAACTTCTCGATCGCATTGGCATCCTTCAGCGGATCCACCCAGCCCCAGCGGCGGCCGGTGAATTGGTAACGATTGAATTTCTTTAGGCGCGTGAAAGGGAGCGCGGAGCCGTTCGGCATTTTCACCATGGACGCCATCAGCGCCATGCGCAGCCACGCCTCAAAAATCGGGTTGGCCCATTCTTCGATAAACCACTCCTGATCGTTCATGTATTCTTCGCGATCCTCCAACACGCCCGCGCGGGCGCTCGAAAAGTTCACGCTCTCCAGATCGCTCGCGAGGCTGAAATAACTGATCCCGAGCGCGCCGGAAATGCGGCGCACAATCGCCTTGGTGAAATCGCCAAAGTTGCTGTGCGGATAGTTCGGATTATTGCTGACGGCTTTGACGCCCATCGGCAGCTCGCGCCATTCGCCGGGCTCCACCTCATACACACCGACGCCTTGCGCGTCCTCCGGCAGTTCCAACCCATCCGGCACTTGCTTCTCGAAAAAACCACCCTGGCAGGCCCCCGCCCGTGCGGCGATCAAGGCGGCCTCGTTGTAGCCGTCCAGCATTTTGGCGTCCAACATCGCCGCGTGATTGTCCGGCACGCCACGGCTTTGAGAAATCCGCTTGGGCGCAAACAGATGGATCACCCGATCCGCCGGCCAGCGGTCGCGGGACATCGTATCCGCCGCACTCATGTGCCAGCGGTCGCCGGGATGATGGCGAAAAAGGTGGTAGGCCACCACGCGGCCGAGCGAGTCGTATTCGACCCCCATCCGCACATGGTTCCCGTTTTCCAGATTCCCGTTGTGATTGATGTCCAGGTGGTCGGCCTCCCGCAACTCGATCGCAAAGCCATACGGGTTATCCTTCGGCGCATGGATCAACCCGAAACACTCTCCATCCCGCTTGGCACTGCGCAAGGCGAGCTGGCACAAGCGCCGCCAGGTGAGCCGTCCAGAAAGCGAGGCGTACGACGCCTTTCCTTGGCCGGGCAGGTAGCGGGATTTTCCCCATTCTTTCCACGCCAGCTCGATCGCCTTGTTGGCCAGCTCATCCGGTTCGCCGGGAATCAAGGTGGCCTTGGGGCCGATGCGGTCCGGCTCTCGGACTTTGGCGTCCAGCTTCAGCCCCATGGAGCCGAGCACGTTGTTACGGCTGAGCCGCAGCCAGTTCAGGGTAAGCGGATCGTCGCGTTCCAGCGCCCGCGCGCTGTCTCGCAGAGTCTGGATCGCCTGCCGTGATTCCGCGTCCGCCGAAGTGGAGGACGTGAGAAAATCCGCCGTCAATCTATCCTTGCGCGCGGCTGCGTAGCGCAAGGCGAATTCGGACTGCGCGTTTGATCGGCGCGGCTGGGCCGCAGATTTGGAGTAGCCAAAATAGCCGGCGATGCTGGAAAAAAGTCCCATGGTTTAGCGGGTCTGCATGAAGTGAATACGATGAACGCCGCGCGGCGATTTCCCTTGCTGGATCCGTTCGGCGTCCTGCTCCTGGCGGTAAAAAACCTTGTATTTCTCAATCGCCGGGATGAGTTCGGACACCATGTTTTTCCGGGTGTAGGTCGTGCCCAGGATGCTCGTGCTGGTCATCGTGCCGGTGGCGAGCGATTCCATGGCGGCCTCCAGCAGATCGAGCGTTTTTTTGACGTGGCTCCGGTTGTCCAACCCACCGCTGGCCGCAGCCAGATCGGGCAAAATCTTGATATCCCCCTTGTAGACCAGATGCCGCGCGCTGCCGTTGGTGGCGTATCCCTGGATCGCGTAGGTGCCGGCCACCCAAGCCGCCGAGGTCGCCGCCGCGACGGAAATCAGATGATCATCACCACTGGCCGAACTCGTGATCGAGATCAGCGCAGTCGCGCTCGTGAGGGCATAGGACAGCGCCCAGCCATCGCCGGCCGGGTAATCGCCATGAGAAATCTTCCAGGTAATGAGATCGCCGGCCGTGATCGTGTCCGGCTCGGATGTGGGGACTTGATGCGCCATTTCCACAATTTTTGTGGAAATTGACAGGCTGGCAGGTTTCGCCTGCACTCATTATGCGGATCCCCCGCAACGAAATCGATCAGTCGATAATCTCGAACGTCACGCGGACATTCACGCCCTTCCTGCCGGCTCCCATTTCAATTCCCGGAATCAGCTTTTCAATGAGATCCTCGATCGACAATTCATCGTTTCCGGTAGGCCGCACCCCGATATACGGACTGCAATTTCCGCCCTCCTCCTCCCATATGATCAACTCGCCTTCGGCGCTGGTAGATTTTTTTTCTTTACCCATAGTCTTTTTTAATCGCCTCGATGAACTCACCGAAATCCCGAACCACCCGGTAATCATGCCCCAGCTTGCGGTAATGCGCGCGCATCCCCTGCTGCGAGACGCTTAGCTTCCCGGTGCGCGTCTTGCACTCCACATGCATCACGCGACCGCCATCAGCGAGGATGATAAAATCCGGTTCCCCGGAATTCCGATGCGTGCGCCGATTCATGGCCGAGTGTAGCGCGATCCACCCGCGCCGCCGGCACTCCGCCAAAATCGACTGGTGCAGCTCATGCTCCGCGCCTGGTCGCACTCCCCCACCGCCGCGCGCATCTGGCCGCCGCCTCGACTCATAGGCCAGGAATTCCGCCTCCGTCATGTTCGGCATATCTCAGTTCATCCGCCTGGAGGCATTTCGCGATCCCATATCACCACCGAATCCACAGATAGCAGTGATACCATTGATGATCCATGCATGTGCTCGCAATTGATATACCTCCTAGCGGACCAATACTTAGTTGGTAGGTGTCTTTAGTATTCGTTCATACTTGGCCCGACACGCCCTTGGCGACCTGTGGTTTCCATACTCTCGGTTCAGCATCTTCGATACCCACGGCCACCCCGGCCATTGGAATTGCCAAGCGGCTTCAACTAGATGCACCAGTTGATGAGTCTCGCCATCATAGTCACTGACAGATGGCCACGGTTTACGCCTGCCAAGTCCATGGATCACTTCGGGGGCAGGTGTATTTGTTATGATGCCATCCTCCATGTGGACACGCCCTCCTGTATGCTCATATACCTCACTGCGATCAGAGCGCAGTAGATGAACAGAAAGCCCATTGCTGGCACACCCCACGCCACGTTCCAAATGATTTGCCACCACGGAGCCATGTTTGGCCGGGCTTCCGTATTCGGCCACGCCATACACCTACCAAAATGGTGGAGCCAAGCCGGGATGCCGCTCTCTGCTGTGTTCGGTTCTGTCTTCATAGTCTCAGGTTTGCGCCGTCTGGCTCACCGTGGTGGTAGGTGTCATTCAGAATCCCGCTTTTTGTGACCCGCCCACCGTGCGGCTGCCGCCTTCTGAGCTCGCGCCTTTGCCTTCGCCGGGGAGACTTTCCCTTGCCTCGATTTGTTGAGCTGGCCCCAGAGGCTTTTGATTTCCTTGGGGCTCAGTTCGCGGTTGCAGTGCGGGCAGTTCATTCGCATCCGCAACACGGGTAGTCTTCGCATCCGCATTTAGTTTCTTGGTCGTAGATAGGATCTCCTATGCCGTCTGGATCGAACATTTCTTTAGCACATTCGTTGCATAGGTCCACAGTCCAAGGGATTTCCACCCCGCAATTACAGTAGTCGATTTCAAACACCATTAGTCCAACACCTCCTTAGCCTTGGAGATGGCGGAAGACAAGGGGAGCTTTACGTATGCAACAGGGAAGAATTCCCCGGAGTCATCGTCGCGCACAGTGACGTTGTATCCGACATCGGTAGATGCGTGGACAAAAGCGGAAATTCCGGTTTCCGAGTTAGTGAAGGTTTCGATTGCGTTCTTCATTGTGGTAACACAATACCATGCTTAACATGTTAAGCAAGCATATCTTCGTTTATTTCACATTTATTCTGACACCTACCAAATCCGTGGAGCCAATCGGATTGGCCGCTCGCTGCTCTGCCTCCTTGGAGGCTTCGATTACTTCTTGGGTTGTCATTGTTCGGTTTCCATCCGATGGCTCACGTTGGCGGTAGGTCTCTGTTGATAGTAGGTCGTCCATTGGTCCGCGATGGCTTCCGCTATCCCGGCGTATGTTCGTGACCGTTCCTTTTGCCGGTTCTCTCCCGGCGGCATTTTCCAGATTCTTTGCTCGCGGCCTTCCACGATGTTTGACGGTTGCAGATTCGGCAGATTCTTGAGCCAGAGGCAGGTAGCCTTGGTTTCGCCGTGTCCATACTGCCATGGCTGTATTGTCTGCGATTGCTTCACGCCGATCAGCCGTTTGGCGTATTTGTGCATCACCGGATTCTCGATTGCGACATGACGCACGGGTGCATTCAGGAGATCGCAGAAGAGTTCAGCGCCATCATACATTTTCACCCATCGGGATGGATCGGTGTGCAGCCATCGCACCCCGGAGTTTGAAAGATACGTGCATGGAGGGTGCCCTATCAGCAGGTCCCACGGCTCAGTCAGCATGTCGCGCACATCTCCTGCGTAGTGGTTGCCTGGTTGCTCGGTTTCCAATATATCACACGACCAGGCGTCCCACCCCTTTGCTACCAGCGCATCCCTCACCACGCCCGAGTATTCACAGGCCACCAGTGCCCGACCTACCAAATCAGTGGACCCAATAGCAGGGGCCGCTTGCTGCGCGGGCTCGGAGTCAATTAGGAGCATCTGGGTCATTCGCTGCTATGGGTCACTTTGGTGGTAGCCCAACCGTCCGGCAGCGGCGTCTCTTGATTGGTCATCACCGCCGCGAAGAAAGCGCGGTCGGGGATGCGGCCCTGATACACGAATGAGCAGAGTTCGGCGGCATCACTACGCTCGATGCGCCACACATCGCTGTGCATGTGTTCGAGATGGTATTCAGTCCAGTCTCTTTCCGGGTCTGGGCAAGACGTGATTTTTCCATCTTGCACGCAGAGTATGCCATCAGCGTCGAATGGGGCTACCAAGACGCCGGAGCCAATCGAGGATGCCGCCTTTTGCGTGGGTTCGGTTTCAGTTTGTTCACTCATGGTTTTCGCCTCTCTGGCTCAGCTGGGTGGTAGACGCTTGCGGTATCGGACGCCAATGGTAGACGGGGTTGTTTGGTGGTCCATCACTCAGTGCCGGATGGTATGCCAGTTCGACATCATACCGATCTTCACACCTCCCCGCTTCCAGCCATTTTGCAGGCCATTGGGTCTCCCCAAATTCACGCTTACCGACTCGGCGGTAGAGCATCGGACTTCCATCGTCATGGGTCGGATCTTCGGAATATTCCAGTGATCTCCCCTTGTAGAGGAAGAAGCATTTCCCGTGGATTTCCACTCCCAGTTCTCCCAGATCATTCACTATCCATTGGACATCGTTGGCGTCTACCAAGCGAGTGGAGTCAACCACGGCAGTCGGCTTTTGTTCATTCTCATTCATAGATTCAGTCTCCTTCGGTTTCGCGTGGTGGCTCACTCTTGGTGGTAGACGCCTCCCGGTTGTCCGAGAGACGGCGTTCCAGTTCAGACTGCGATGAGCTTGCGCCCGTTGTTCTCATCGTCCGCGATTTTCACACCCGGCACGAAGGTCAGTGCCTCAGCCAGCGAGTAGGTGCCATCGATGTTCTTCTGCTGCGTCGTCACTTGGACGACGCAGCCGTGCGGCACTTCCATCGCCTTCGTTGATTTCATCCAGCCTTGGGCTTGGGAGCTGGCCTTGCACAGCAGTCGGAAGGTGTCGCCGTTCCCGACCACGTTGATGTCTGGCACATTCTTACGTGCCCCGCTTACGTCACTGTTATGTAGTGTCTTTTCGTCCATGTTCATCTTTCAGTTTCGACGCGCCGACGGCTACCAAAACAGTGGAGCCAATCGCGGGCGTCAGGTTTCATTTTACTCCATTGGGAGATTGTCATCAGTGGCGGGTTCGCCGCTCTGGCACACTTCGGTGTTCGGCACCATAGCTATCAGTGCGTCCACTAGCTTGGATCGGTCTTTATATGCCTTCTGTTTAACGTCGTCCGAGTATCCACCCCGTTGCACATCGATGTAGTCGATATGACGGTTTATCGAGTCTATTGCTTTCCGTATTTCGACCGCTATTGGTGCCGAACAAGTCAGTGGAGCCAACGG